TTTTCGCTTGTCAAAAAAATGCGTTGAATAGATGGCTTCATGCCACGCACGACTTCACGGCACTTAGTTGCTACAACCCTTGACCGGCCTTCTTCATAGCCAATATCAACTTCCCCATCAAAGTACCGTTGTGCTTTAATTCTTTGAGGCGCTATTTCACCGTCTATGAAATCCACCGCATCTTGAATTGCTTTGGAAACAATGCTTTCAATCTGTACTTCGTCTAATGGTTCTAAACGCATGTTGCTTCCTTTAATCTAACAGTCCACCAGCACGGCGCTCTGTTTCTTTTTGACCGGCACTGCCTAAGATTATAGCAATCTCATTAGCGAGCATTTGATTTTCTTCTTGCGTTCTTACTTTTCCTCGCAATGCGTCTTGCATAATCTCAACAGCTTTTAGAGCCTTATCTGTTCCCCGATCAGTTAAGGCTCTAGCAATGTCGTTGTAAATAGCTGTTCGTCTGCTATCCACCATCTCATCAGTGAAGCCCGTTAAATCAGAAACAATCTTTTGCGCTGCCTCAAAAGGTTTGCCTTGCAGCAAAGAACTTGCTGGCCCAAATTGTGTTTGATCTTCAACGCTTTTTTGTGTTGATTGCCGTATAGCTGTTTGAGATCCTTGTCTAAACTGACTTCTCACTAAAGCAGACTGCGCCACTTCATCAATTTGTTTAAGCATAGCTGGTGCTTGATCGGCTAAAATCATTGTAATTTTTTCACGCGCCGCATCAGAAGATGTTAAGCGATAAAATGCATCAAGCTGTCTTGCTTCTAAATCTGGGTCACTAGGAACGCTCTTAACATCTTTCAATACTTTCTTAATGTACTGGCTTAATCCCATTCTTAACGCTTGCGTTTGAGCGTCAGAGGGATTTGATCCAACAACATCAAAAACATCTTCAATTTCTGTTTGCGGCTTCAATGCATCACGACCTAATTTAAAAGCAGTTTGTTCTGAAATTGTATCGCCACCTAGTTTCACTGCCTCGTCGTACAAACGTCTATTTGTCTGAGGATCAATAACCGCTTCACCTAATGCTGATCTAAGCTGCCTTGCAAGTCTAGCATACCGATCACCTCTACTTGTCAATCTGTAAGTGCTAGGATCTCTGTTTTGTTCCGCTAGAGATTGCAATGCTCTTTTTAGATAATCTAATTGCTGCACATTTGGCTGTTCAGTTATGCTTCTAACGTTACCAGAAGCGTCAACATTTATTTTGAGCTGTTGATTTTTTATGCCAGCAGACAACATATCAGCGTTCGCTTCTTCAAACGCTTCTTTTAAGGTTTTACTATCAATTCTTGATATAACATCCTCAATTGCCAAACCTGTTCTGTCTGCGTAATTTATCGGAAACTTATAAGCTGCATCATACGCAGTTTGTCTTTGATCTCTTGTCGCATCATAAATTTTGTTTACCGCTTCTCTTGGCCCAAGGGGTGCATCACCTAAAGTATCTGTTAAAGTTTTTTCAAGATCACCCTTAACTGCACCAGCCCGTGCCTCTAGGGCATCACCAATCGTCTGTGATGGTTGTGGGCCAGATTGCCCAGCCGCATCAGCCAGCGCCCTAGCCGCAACGCCCGCATCAACAAGCATACCTTGCTCACCAGCTTTTTTAATGGCGTCAGAAGCAGATTGTAAATTGCCACCTTGGTTAAAAGCATTTTTTATAACCATTGCAGCGCCACGAGAAATCCCCAAAGCAGATGCAATCATTGGCACATCAGATTTACGTAAAACGTCTAAAACATTTCTTCCAGCAGCACCAACAACGGGTAATCCTGCGCCTACCGCACCGCCAGTTGCCCCACCAATTGCTCCACCCTTTAAGCCTTCTGTGAGCCTTTGACCCTGTTGAGCTTCACCAGAAGCTTGGATGGCCCCTGTCACTGCACCAGAACCGGCAGCAGCAAGTGAACCTCGCGCAACATTTGTGAGCATACCCTTTGATGGATCTCCTGCTAAAACTTTAGCAAGTTGAGGAAATCTCATAGCTAAGGCAGCAGCTTCAGCAACACCTACTCCCGCTTGCGCTGCAAATGTTTCCATTGGGCGCTCTGCACGTTGTGCAGCAGATATTGCCCGCATAGCAGCTTGCGCGTCATTGCCAAAAAATTTTCCCGCCAATTCATCTAAATAAGAACCCGCGCCAAATCCCATAGACTGACTTGCCGCCATTACCGGCCCTGTCATTCTGCCTAATGGCGATTGTTCTTCAGCCGCACTTAAAACCATTTGGTTCGCAAATTGTGTTGTGGCTTCTTTTTCACCCATATTTTTAGCTTTAAATTCAGCTATTTTATCTGGATCTGATGATGAGAACCCAGACCCAACAAAAACTTCTTTTCCACTTGGATATTGCAAAATAGCACTGCCATCTTTGTTCCTAGCAGAAACAATAGGTTGTGTCCTCATGTCAACTCTATCAGACATAGACAAAGCTTGCTCTGGAGAGTTAGCAACAATTCGCACTAAACTGTTGGTTTCCTTCATACGAATGAAGTAAGGTTTTTTAGCCATTATTATTCCTCAATCGTATTTCCACTAGGTGATGTTGTAGGGTTTTGGCTCTGTTGCTTTTCCAGCCTCTTTCTCTGCTCTATGTAATCATCGGTTCCAAAAATCGGGTTTAATTGTTGAGCAATTCTTTGAGCTTCTGCTGACGCATAGTTTTGACCTTCACCGGCAGATGCCATCATCAACCTTGTTGCCAATTGTCTATTTAAACGCTTTTGGTTAATTGTCGCAGGATCATCAAAAGGTTGTGGGAAATACTGTTTATTAGCATTTTCAAATTCACTTTCAGCAATTGCAGCGCCACTTTCACGCCTTAAAATAGCGTTGACAAAATTTCTTCTAGCTTGGTCATATTGTTGAAATTCTGGACTTATTACTGCGTTTCCAAATACTGGCACTTGTGCTGCTAAACTTTGAAAAAGATCGGTTCCCACACCTTCAGTCGCAGACAAAGTTGCTTCAGCCATCTCCATACGACCACCGTAAATCATAGACGATGCTTCGCTTTCTTTAACATTAATTGAACTTGGATCTACGCCAGATATAATTTCGTATTGGCCTGTTTCTGGATTAAATCTGCGAATAGTTGCTGTATCTTTGCCTTCATGGATTACCTGTCCAGTTGTACGGTCAACTAGATTTTTACCTACAACAACATACCTATTTTGCGACAACCTTGCATTGTTTAAATCTCTGGCTTGTAAGTCGGACAAATACCCACCGAAAGCTTGTGACCCGTCTATTGCCCCAGACTGAACCGCAGAAAGATACCTAGCAGCTATCGTATCACCCGCATCAGCCCGTTTCTGTAGCTCCGTTATTGTGCGGTTGCGAGCCTGACCCTTCATCCGCTGCTGGCCTCTCGCCATCATCTCTGCGCGATAATTAGCAGATTGCGGGTTCATCGGATTAAGAACAGATGCAGCCATTCCAAGCTTATTCATAAAGTTTAAGCCGGTTTCCTCATCTGGCTTTCTCATACGGCTAAATAACCCTAAAAGCCCGCCTTGGTTTGGATCCATTGTCATCTAATAATCTCCTAAGCGAAAGCCCCAGCAGCTTGAAAATAATCAAAAAATCCAGGGTTGTAACCCTGCTGCTGACCCTGCAAGTTAGGCACACCAGACATAGCGCCCAAGAAAGTAGCTAAACCCTGCTGTGGAGCGCCAGTATATCCCGCATATTGCTGCTTCCCAGCGTTAATAAGTTGCTGCATCATCTGCTGCTGCATAGCTCCTTGCATCATTTGCTGGTTCTGTACGCTTTGACCATACCCAAATGATTGCTGGCCTAAACCAGCCATTTGCTGCGCAGCGCCTAGATTTTGCTGATTGGCTTGCAAACCGGCTTGCTGATTTAATTGTTGAGCAGTCATGCCTTGTTGCGCACCAAATTGAGCCGCTTGATTAGCTGCCATTTGATTTGCTGCATTTACAGATTGCTGTTGCCCCACATCAAACTGAGAAGCACCTAAAGCAGTATTAAACCCTTGTGATCTTAATCTAGCTGTTTGATCTAATGCTTGTTGCGCAAAATTCTTATTAGTTTCTGCCTCAACTAATCCATGCCTTGACCCACCAAAAGCGTTTGCAGATGTTGCTTGCGCTCCTGCCGTATTCATGGCTTGCTGACGCGCACCTTCTACATCCCGCAAAGACGCTTGCACAACTTGATTTTCATATGGGTTTTGATAATTAGCCATTCCAGACGCAGCCGTTGCTGGCCCCTGCTGCATTGACGCACCATATCCTAAACCTTGCACTTGCTGCGGCCTGTAGCCCATTTGCGCCTGTGTTCCAGCCAATGCTGTTTTTTGTGCGTTAGCCGCTTGCGTGTATGGATCATTTGCAATTGGCGCTTGCATTATCTGACCAAACTGAGGAATTGCTTGGTTTGGTGGCCCCATCTGGCTAAACATTGCTTGGTTTGGTGGCCCACCACGCCGATCTAAATTCATAGACGGTTGCGCCACTTGCGACATTGAAGGATTTGCTGAACCGCCCATTTTATTTACCTCCGCTTCTGCCGCCGCCCTGCATTTCTAATGCAACAGGCTGATTTGATGGTGCGCGACTTCCCATTTCTCCCGTGACGGGATCTATTGAAAAGCTATTCAAATAGTCATATTGCGCTGGTCTATTTTCTTGCAATTTCTGTTGAGCTTGCTCAAATATTGGCGCTGAAGAATATCCAGAAACACCACCAGCATATTGCGTTGGTTCTGGCAGATATGATTGCTGCTGTCCATCTGGCCCTGCACCAGTAGGCATTCCAAAAGCGCTTGCCATTTGGTTAGTGCCTTGAAAAGAGGCTTGCTGCATCGGGCTAAACGCTGCAACATCAGGCCCATAGTAAGGAACATAACCCGTTGAAGCAGCATCGCTTCCCATGCCTATACCTTGCTGATAGGCTGTTTCTAAAAAGGCTGGAACGGTTGCCTTTGTTGTAGATGTTCCACCGCTTCTGCCGCCCATTTTTATATCTCCTTAATAAAACTCGCATACAGCATTTTCCAATTTAACGGCGCTAAAGGTTTTTTCCACCCAATGCGCCCCGCCATAATTGCTGCCGTGCAATTCTGCTCTTTTGCCCAAGCCTTAACGTCAGTGTCCATATCTAGTATTTGATCCAATTCGCCACCAGCCAAAAAGATATTTAAAACTCTCTTTCTAGGATATACCACAATTTCAGTAACAATACACCCCTTGGGCGCGGGCCATAACTGCATACGCCCCTCTATGATACCTTTTTCAATATCTTCCCATTCGTGAGTGCCGCCACAGTAAGCAAGCGCATCTTCTATCCATTGCTTACAGCGTTCTAACTGGCTTATTGGTGTAAGATCATTCATACGATCACCACGACGAAAGCGCTACACGCTTCCATATTGCTGTACTACCATCATGTGATGCCGTGCAGATGTAAATATAATTTGTATCCCAACTTATCATTCCAGAAACATCACCAGCAGAACCAACATTAGAAGCTGGCACAGATTGTTGCGTTGCTAATTGTTGAAATGATCCATCCAAAGAAACAACAGCATATTTCTTGCTTTCATCCCAAAGAAAAACACCATCCTCTGATGGATTATCGGAAGATCCTTTAAATGAAATCTTAGATAAGTTTCTTTGAAGATATTGCGATAACTGTCTCCCCCATTCAGCCAAATCTACACCTATCGGCGGGGGCATTGGACTAGGCATTATCTTTTACCCGCTGGCAAAGTATCAACCCTCATGTTTCCAACACGCCAATCAGCGTTTGTTACTCCCTCAATTCTCATTCTCATTTGACGCCCAGAAAATCTTACTCCTGTAGGATTGGCTGGTACATATGGCCCATGCTCTTGCTCAGACCCATTTGGGTAAAACCTTGTTTTAAATTTTACTTGCACTTGGCCTTGCGTAGCCTCATCAGGAATAAGCTGCATCACATTCATAATGTTATCGCCATTGCCTAATGAAATAGGGCCGGTTTCAGCAAAAACTGATTGGCTGTCGTATGCGTGTCCAACCTCATGCTCATATAATGTTTTATTATTTCCAGTAAGCAAAGCAAACCTAAATACGCCTCTTTCAACACCAGAGGATCGGCCAAGATCACCAATAACCCAATGGTTTTCTTGGTAGTCAAAAGCCACATATTTATCTATATCTGTGCTACCAGCAGAGCAATAAAACCACCAAATTTCATTATACTCTGTATTTGCCCACGCCCAAACTTGACTTTGCTGCGACCTATTAAAATCGTCAAAAACATGATCGTGAACATCGCACGGCAATTCTCTAACACCATTGCCATCAAAATAATGAAAGCCCCGCTGACCCATCCAAAAAACACCGGCATCAACATCAGCAGCCGCTTTTCGTGAAATTGCACCACACGCGGTTCCCACTCTTTGATTTGAGTACACATATGGCGGCCCCAAATATCTCATGGCATGAGCGTCTACATCAGTAATAATTAAAGTTTGACCGCGTGTTCTAATCCCCTGCATGATTTGCCCAGAGGTTTGTAACAAAATATCACCGGCTTCATTTGTTGTGGCTGGCGTCCATACAGTGTTTGCTTCACGATCACACCACTGAACTTTTCTAGGATCATCATCAGCACCCAAAGCGAATATAAATCGTTCTTCTGTAACGACTAAACCTAAATTTTTAGTTGGTGCGTTTGTCAAAACAGAAGCCGTAGAGGGATTGGCTGATTTATCCCAATACCAAATTCTGCCATCTGATGAAGAACATGCTATTAAATCCTCACCCCAATTATCTATTGACCAAGTTGTAGCTTCGTCAAAGTTACCGTCATTGGGCCGCGCTGTTCCATATTCAGTTTCACCATAATCACCATAACCATAACCCGTGATTACAACGCCACGCTCCAACTCAGGAACACGCCTTGCGGATAGATCATTTAATGCGCTTGGAGTAATGGTTGTTAAAGTGCCGCCGCCGGTCATTAATTTCAATTCATTATATGACCCGCCAGCTATATAAGCAGTGCCATCATTTGCTTCCCACGAATGCATACCGCGCAATGTATTTGATGCAAAACTAGCTTT